TCTTCGTTCTTAGGCACACAGTTTGGAACCATTCTGTTACCTTTCTTTTTCATTCCTTGTTGCTTATGAGTCTTCCAGCACTCACCAACATAATCTCCGAAACCCTTGATTGTAAAATCAAAATCTTCCTTCTTACTGTTACCATAGTTTGCAGCACCCTTCTTACGACACTGTACTAATCTACCTGATGCATATGCAGATGGCCATACACTTGCACTTGCTTTTACTTTCTTATAACATGCATCTTTCTTACCACTACCCTTTCCTTTCTTATCTTCTTCTGATACTACATCACCTTCTGGTTCGTAGTGTGCCTTATCTACTTTCTTTACTGGTGTATTATCTTTTAGTTTATTTAATGCCTTGTCGATTAGACTTTTACCTATTTTACCAGTTGGGTTGTTAGGTCCATATTTCTTTCCCTCTTCTACAGAGCTAGGAGTTCCATCACCATGTGGTATGGTGTTGCCATCCTTATCCTTTTGATGATGCTCAGCTACTTTTTTTTTACCACGCATAGCCATCGCCTTCTTGATAGCTTTATCTTTTGAACCCATATACTCATCGGTGCCAGATTCTATCTTACCATCACCATCATAGTCCTTCTTTGCTTTTTTCTCTTGCAAATAAGGTGCTCTCAAATCTTCAAAAGATTTTGCCCAAGGATTACTCATGTTCTTCCTAATCTCTAACGTATATTATTTATATAATTGGTAAAAATACTATTACCATACTCAGTTGCATGCCTATTTGCAAATAATTTTGGATTATCTTTCCATATCAAATTTTTCTTTTCCACTTTACTCAACACTGTTTTTTGATGTGGGTTATATTGTGGATAATTCCTCATAAGGTATCTATGATTCTTACCAGTATAGTGATGATCAAAGAATGGTGTATCATCAAAGGTTCCAGTTATAATTTCTGTTACAGATGGTTCAATGTAATCTAAATTATATTTCTCTGCTAACTCTACATCAACTTTAGAGGCACCTGACACTAGAGTCACATCTAATCCAGACAATTTACTATAAAATAAATCTAATCTATCTTTTGCCACATCTAACAAACCAAAATTATCTTTTGGTATAAACTTTTCTTCAAAATCTCTATGTTTTATACCACTCCAATCACAAAAAAGATCTCTTAGAGGGTCAGTTTGAAATACAAAACAAGGAAATTTTTTTATTTGTAGAAATATTTCTGCATTGTTTACTCTCCTTTTAGCGTGACATTCATATGGTTTTCCTATCAATTCTGGTATAGATTTACCCTTTATCTTGTCGTAATGTCTATCTTTTTCGTATGAAAATACCCAACTATCACCATACCATATCATCAGAAATCAACTGGCAGTATAAAATGTGACTCTGATGCTTCAGATACCCAACATCTAAACATAGATTGATTTTCGTCCAAACATATTAGATGATTTGCACCTCTTCTTATAACTTTACCCTCTCTTCCCTTGGATTCTATCATAGATCCAACTTTGAATATGTCACCAGCAATATATTGTTCTCTTATTGTTCTCTCTTCCGCAGGTATTACGTTGAGCATCACAAAATCATATAGTTTACCATTCTGCTCGTATGCTAGCTTTGATATTGCTTCTGCTCTCGATTTTCTTACTACAATATTCAGTGCATCGAATCCATTTTCGTATAATGACTGTAAGACATCGTATATTGTCTCTGCTGCTTGATCATCTACGATTGACTCACTTATATTTGGATAAGTTTCCTTGATTTTATCAATATCTGAGTCTCTACTAGGAAAAATATAGAAGAATCTGCCTTTAGATAACTCTTCTACTGTACTGATCAAGTTATTTGATATTTCCTCATCGTCAAACTTATCAAATGCAACAGTCAAAGGTCCGTTATCTTTTGCCTGTGATATCTGTGATGGTGTAGCAGCTCTTTGCTGTGCAGCACCTCCACTTGCTTGATTTGTAGGAGGAGGTGTTTGTAATCTTAGATTCTTGACTATATCTTTTGCAAATGTACCTCTTCCTCTATCAATAGTGCCAGTTCTATCTTGTTTATCATCGTCTTTGGCAGCACCACCGCCACCAAACATCTTCAGTTCACCACCAACAGTCTTTGCTTTTAGTTTACCAGTGCGATCATACCAGTCTCCGTGACCGTCTCCCACCAATCCCAATCGCTTTGCTTCTTGCGATGCTTTGGTAGTCCTTGCTTCTGTTATGAATGTTAGGAACTGCTTCACTTATTTTTTGATAGATTTGTTTTTCATTTTGACGTATGTAGACTAGACCTGCAGCCTTTACATGCATATATTTATCATCACTCTCAGTGAACGCATAAAAGAACCTGCAAAACTCCTCCATTTCTTTCCTTTGCAGTCGTTTTATGCGTGGTTTGAGAGTATACATCTCAATAAGTACATCAATTAGTTCATCCATATCACAAATTTTGGTAGGATCTGAGTTGTTTTAATGCATATGTTGCATTCTTACACATCATAGCATCATCTCGCAATTCATTAGCAAAATCTCCATCATTTAGATTGACAGGTGATGATGTTATATTACCTGTAACTTTCATTGCTACAGCAAACCCAAAAGAACCACCTTGTTTAGGTCTGAACCTAACACCCATAGAAGAAACAGCATTTTTGAATTGTTTTACACCATATTGATTTTGAAGACCCAAAGGATCTTGATTGAAGTAATATAATCCGTGAGAAGATATGTTAATATAATGGCATTGCTTTGCAGTATAATAATCTGAACACGCTGATGCTATACCAGGCATTGATACTAAAGTTTCAGGGAAATTTGCTTTATCATACTCCATTGCATCTTTTGGAAGAGTGGGAGGTCTACCTGATTTATATCTAAATCTTTTTGGAGCACCCTTTGACTTCCATTGTGAATTTATTGTTGTCAATACATTTGCTGCTGTCAACAATTTTCTATTTTCTATGTTTTCTTCTGTATTTCTACCAGTCAACAACCACTTTTTGTCACTGTAATTATAGGACAAGGCACTTGAACCATAGTCATCCTCCTCACTCAACTTCAATTCTATACCTACATTCATACCAATATCATCTCCCGCATAAGGAATACCTGTTACAAGTCTATTTGCTCTTTTTCTTACTGCTCTATTGATATTATAATTTGTTAGAAACAATTTCAAGTCAATACCATGACCACCCATTTTTGGTGGTATAAATCCGTGAGGAATCAACCCTCTATCTCTGTAGAATGAGTATAAGTATTGTTCATATAACACCCCAGTGTTTCGTATCTCTGGGGTAGGCATCTCCTCATCATAATATTGACCCAGTTCCTCTTCCATTTATTTTCATGTGCTCTATATCTTCATATTTAGCGTCATATAAGTCCTTGAACCCACCTATAGTTACATCCCCATCCTTACTTATATTCTTAGCAAGTATCTGACCAAGGTGTTTATAGTACTTCATCTCTATCCAGTTACCCCATGGGTCTTTGATACGTATATGATGACACTGTGCATTCTGTCCATACTTCCATTCGTCACCAGGTGCTATGTCAGCAAAGTATGGAGGTTCATTGTTCCACCTTGAACTTACAACGTTGATCTCTGGGTGATTTATACAATGTTCTACCACCTCAAAGTATTCTTTCTCATCTAAAAAAATAGGACCTGAGTGTCTAGGAAGTCTAGTCTCTTGAGGTACCGATGTTTCACCTTGTATGACAGATATATGATGACCTGCAAAAGAGAATATAAAACCTGGTACATAGTGTATCTCATCATGTATCTTATCCTCTGGTGTGATAGCAAAATCACAAGCTAATGCACATCCAAGCACATCAAGATACCATCTTTTACCCTCTTCTATGTCAGGTATTGTATATGCATTATGCCAAATAGTTTTGGTAAAACAATCAGATAAGATTGTCATTTCCAGTACGCTAATATAGGATGATCTTTGATATTTAGGGTGTGTGGTTTAGGGTCTTGGTGTAAGATAGCAATTGAATGAGCAGGTGACATCTGCATAAAGATAGGTTCATTCCATTTTCTTGCCTGATCCAAATAACCTTCACGATATGAGTAGAATATAGGTGGCAATGGTCTACGAATTATCTTTTCATTATGATAGAAGTCATCAGTGCCATGATACTTGGCAACATACCCCTTAGGATCTTGCATCCACTTATCATATATTTTTTTATTATTTTTCCATACCATACAACTAGAATTGAATAGTGATTTTGTGGGGTTTGCCATCTGGTATGCCCTACCTCTCCACACTGATTGAATCAAACTAAAATTATTTCGTGGTGATCTCGCATCATGTAATAATAATTTGGTAATATCACCATGAATTATAACATCAAGATCAAAAAATATCTTACGATCAAATCCCTCTATCTGTGGAGCATTGAACATCTTGATCTTACACCACACAGGCCACCAGTTCTCCCATTCTTTCTCCTCATGATCATCCATATACACACATGGCATATCTACACCAGTAGGATCATCAGTGAAGCATAAAAAAGGTGCATCAGAATATTGACGCACCATGTTCTGCAATTTATTTACATAATCTGCATTGTATTTGTCTCCTATCTTGAGACATGTGAAGCAATAATTATCTGTCACCTGCTTGTCTGTTCTCTGAGTAGAATTCTGCAAAGTGTCCGTCAGGATATCTCTTCTCAAGTTTTTTGATATTTGTATCAAGCACATCATTCATGTCCACCTCTAGTGCCATGCATGCTTGTGCAACATACCACATTATATCACCAAGTTCTATCTTTAAATGCTCTAGATTATCATCATTAGCAGGTTTGCCTTGGAATATCATTTTCTTGACGATCTCCATAAACTCACCAGACTCGGCACTAATCCCAATACTAGCAGTAAGAAGGCGTTGAATAGCGACATCACCACCAAGCTCTTGTAAACGGTATATAAAAGCGTCGGAATCTTTTGAGGGTGTGCTTGTAACAGTATTGACAAAGCGTGTATATTTATTAAAATTTGAAGTCATCGAATTTTGCTTTTGATTCATCTGATTTAGTATACTCCACTGTTTCAGCAGTGTCAAGGATGTCAGTCTGTGCTGACTGTTCACAATCATACAATCTCATCTTTGCACGGTCTATACCAACAACAAATCTTCTGTTTATAGTAGGGTCATTGTA